GCACCGATGATGCATTTAACATCTATGTTTACTATCTTGCATTAAAGCGTCACTTCACATCTAACTACGACTTTTTCAAATACAATGGCAAGGTGAAAGCCAATGCCATGTCCTTCGAGAATCGAAAGGACAAGTTCTTCTTCTATAAACTATCAAAGAAGAAGGACGCTAAAGAAATCATTCTAGCAAATATGCTTGCAAACCCAAATGCGTGGGCAGGTGATTTGCTAGATGATAAAGCAGAAGCCATTTATAATGAGTGGCTTAAGCGAAAGCAGTCATTGACATATCAGTTTAAATCTGATATAAATGAACTTGACGATGAAGACTACAACATGAACTTTTATGTTGAAAATGGTCAACATCCGAAACTGCTAAAACTTTATATGATGAAACGTATTAGCCTTGAAACGCTAGTGATACTATGTGATATATCTGGGTGCCTGAAGTATTGGGAGAAAAATATTTCTGACACTATCGTGTTCCCTGATATAAATACATTAGTCAGGAAGTATCAACCCTTCCTAGAGTATGATAAAGCGAAATTAAGGAAAATATTACTTGACAAATACCAAAATATATCGTAAAATACAAACTTACAAATCGTAATACAACGTCATACAAGGAGAATACTATGACCTCATCTTTTTCCGCTCTTAAGCAATCTCGTTCCTCAAGTTTCGACAAACTGAATCAACAGTTGCAAAAACTTGACAACAGCACCTCCAATAACAATAATGAGGACTACTGGAAACTAGAAGTAGATAAAGCAGGCAACGGCTATGCTATCATTCGCTTCTTGCCAGCACCACAAGGTGAAGACCTTCCTTTTGTTCGTGTCTTCGATCACGGCTTCCAAGGACCAGGTGGTTGGTATATTGAGAACTCTCTGACCACTATCGGTCAAGACGATCCAGTTTCTGAGTATAACTCACAGTTGTGGAATTCTGGTGTAGATGCCAACAAAGAAATTGCACGTAAGCAGAAGCGCCGCTTGTCTTACCACGCAAACATCTACGTTGTAAAAGATCCTGCTAATCCTCAGAACGAAGGCAAAGTCTTCAAGTATAAGTTTGGTAAGAAAATCTTTGACAAACTGAATGCCGCAATGAACCCTGAGTTTGAAGATGAAACTCCACTTAACCCATTCGATTTCTGGGAAGGTGCGAACTTCAAACTGAAAGCACGTAATGGCGATGGTGGATATCGCACATACGAACCTTCGTCTTTTGATGCACCTAGTGCATTGCTAGATGATGACGCAGAACTAGAGAAAGTATGGCAGAGCCAGCATTCTCTACAAGAAATCGTTGATCCTAAAAACTTCAAGTCTTACAGCGAACTGAAAGCAAAACTGTATAAGGTTCTCGCTCTTGATGGCAGTCAACACGCACCCACCACGACTGCTGAGGATGACGATACGGAGATGGACTTCACTCCTAAGTTTAAGGAGCGTCCTGCTCCTGCTCAGAGTGAGGCTCCATCTCCAACTTATGATGAAGCATCGTTCTCATCATCCACAAGTGATGATGACGATGACCTAGACTTCTTTAAGAGTCTGGCTGACGACTAAACTTCGTTTCATGAGTGAAAAGGGAGCCTTCGTGGCTCCCTTTTTTTATCTTGCTCCAGAAAATCTTGGATCTGATGGGTCGAGACTTGATGTGGATGTAGAAGAGTTATAATAGTTGTTATTCGTAGTAGTATTGTAACTGTTTGTGACTGGTGCTGATACCGCAGTTCCACCAACTGTTGTGTTTCCACCTCCTGCTGAACCAGTAGTCGCATTACCGACATCAAATCCTAGAGATGCTCTCAGACTAGTGATGTTTCTTACTGCACTTTCATAGTCAACATCTGGAGATGCTAGACCTAGGAATCTAGTGTTGAATGGACCCCAATTGTCAATGACTCCACCCATGATAGCCTTTTCGATAACAGGAATAGACTCAAGTAAGTCTTCTGCAAAGTCTCTTAGATTTAGATTGGATCCATCAAACTGTAGACCACCCATTCTATCAAGTGCAGCCTGAAGTCTGTCAACTGCATTCGCACCCTTCTCTAATTGGTCTGCATCTCTTGCTATTTGACGAATTTGCTCAAAAGGACTTTCTGCACCAGTGAAGAATCCAACAATAGATGCACCAGCATTTGCTAGTGTGCCAATAAATTCACCTGCACCAAATGTCGCAAGTGTTCCTCCAATTGAACCCATTACAGTTGCGAATCGTTCAGTATCTCCTTCACTCATTAATGATGGAATACTCAGAAGAGTTGAAACTTCGGTCTTAATTCTTTCTGCAAATGGCTCAGTTCCAGTAAAACTTGATAACGCTCCCTGGAATCCAGTAGTCACTCCCTCTACACCTTTACCAAGAGCAAATGCAGCCAGACCAGTTGCAATGCCACCCATAACAGCAATGAAGCCAGCAGTATCTCCAGCGACACCAGGTAAAGCAGGAATTTCTAATAGAGTTTTAACTTCGTTCTTAACACGTGTCGCAAACCCTTCTTGACTTGTAAAGTAAGTCAAACCCTCCTGACCTACTTCAGTCAGACCTTCAACACCTTTACCAAGAGCGAATGCTGCCAAACCAACAGCAAGTGATCCCATGATGAGTGGGAAAGAAACAAGATTGCCTAAAGTCGCATTCTTTAGGTCTGGTATTTCTAGCAATGTTTGAACATTACTCTTAATCTTTGTTGCCCAGTCTTCTCCACCAGTAAACTGCTTTAGAGAGTCCTGAACATTATTAGGTATTGTAGCAATTCCAGATACTGCTTGTCCTACTGCGAATACAGATAAACCAACAGCAAGTGATCCCATAATAAGTGGGAATGATAGGAGATTACCAAGTGTTGCGTTTTTAAGATCAGGAATACCTAGTAACGTTTCAACATTATTTTTAATCTTTGTTGCCCAGTCTTCTCCACCAGTAAACTGCTTCAATGCATCTGAGATATTAGTAGGAACTGCTCCAAGTCCAGATATCGCTTGACCTATAGCAAACGCAGTTAGACCTAATCCTAGTGAACCCATAGTTAATGGGAAAGACGCAATGTTGCCAAGTGTAGCATTTGGTAAGTCTGGAATCTCCAATAACGTTTTAACATTATCTTTGATTGTTGATGCCCAATTATCTTGTCCACTAAACTTAGTGATAGCACCTGCTACACCTGTAACACCTTGACCTATACCAAACGCTGCAAGTGCAAGCCCCATTGCGCCAAGCGTAGCAGATAATGTAGCAACATTAGCACCATCTGCACCTTTAACGCTTGTGATACTAAGAAGAGTTTCAACGTTGTTTTTAATTGTCTGCGGCCAATTGTCCTCGGTCATCCAGGCTGCGAGTGCAGTAGCGCCTTGACCAATTGAGAATATAGCAAGCCCGGCACCTATTCCTGATAGCATTAGGAATAGTGATCCACCATCTTTTAAGAATTCACTTCTGTCTTCGTATCCATCGCCAATTGAAAGAAGAGTTTCAACGCTATCTTTGATTTCATCTGCATCTGGAATTTGATCCATAACAGAAGATAATCCGAGAAGAGCCGCTCCAATACCAGCACCAGCAAAGCCGATGCCTTTACCAAGACCTCCTAGAAGACCACCAAGACCAGACATAGCACCGCCAGCACCGGCTAATGCTCCGCCTATTTTTGACGCTCCAGTTCCGTTTACAGATACGCCTTTAGATCCAGAACTGCCTAATTTTGCTGCCCTGGCTGCATCTTTACGTGCTTCTTCCTGACCAGTGACCATGGCAGTCAAAGTTTTTGACTGGTTTTCCAGTTCTAAACGTATAACGTCTAGCAGTTGTTCTGTTCTAGTTGCCATGGTCTTTTAATACCTTATCTTCTTTTTGCGGCATCTGCCTTTTGTTTAACCTCTTCCAAATGCGCTATTAACATTTCCATGTATAAGTCACGCTCATAAGGTAAAAGTTTCTCAATATCTTCTATTCCGTAACCGTGATGCTGAGCCAAATTGAAAACACTATGATAATAGTTAGCCAGTGTTGTGTGACTCAGCATTACATAAAAAAAGTTTGCATTCCTTCAATAACAAATTTTTTGTTTTCTCCATTCGAATTTACATATGGGCATTCCATACGCAATGCTGGAAGAGTAGTGAAGAAGTTTTGAATTTTGTTGATAGCAGTGCTTGATAGACCTTCAACAAAATCGTTTACTTCCTCTACAGTAAAATCTGTCATTTTGTAAATACCTTCACCATCTTTGGTGACTAGTTTATCAATGCACGAAGTCATAATATCGAATGATGTGGCAGAACTTCCTTTTGTGATAAGCGTTAACTCTGCAATTGTTGGATATCTCATAAACAAGAAATACTCATCGTTCAAGTCAAGTTTTGTTTCATGGTCATTAATACGTGCAATTTCAATATCGTTTATATTGAAGTTTAGTTTAATTTTCTTACCATCTTCTTCTGGGTCATTTACTTCAAACTCAAGTTCGTCATTGACTGCTTTACCACGAATGTTTAGAATGATATACTCTAAGTCAAACGTTGCGAGTTTTTCAACATCAATCTCATCTTGAATACAGTTTTGAACCACTTGTTGGATTGCAAGCAATACTTGATCCAGTTCTCCACTTTCACGTGCAATCAAAAGAATCTTTTCTTCTTTTACCGTAAATGGTCTATACTTCACTTCTTGTTTTGTAGAAGGAATTGTGAGAACAAATAGCGGTTGGTCAATCTTAGGTAAAGGCATAGTATACTCCTATAATGTAGTTATTTTAACGATCCCAATATTGTGTTAATATTGGTAAATTGGTTGACGGCATCTTGAATACTTCTTGGTCTTCGGATAGACGAAATAGCCTGCCCGAAAGTATTTAGTGATGACAAGAAAGATAGAATTCCGTTAGCGCCTCTTCCTGCACCACCTGTTGCTGTGCCTCTTACGGTGCCATCTACTTTTAATTCATCATACGCAAATGAAATTGGTATTGTCATTACCTCAGCCGTGTTTTCCCAAGCAACATCTGTTGATCCCACTGCAATAGGATATACGTTTCCAAAATTATATGTGTAAAACTTGTCTTCAGATGGACCAGCATATACAACAAGTTCCATTTGACAAGCATAGTCTTCTTTATATCCAAATTCGTATGGAAGAAGAGCGGCTGGACTCTCAGAGAAATAACCTGCCGATACGTCATAGTTAACAATCTCTTGCATCCAGCGATGAAAGAACTTCACAACTCC